TTATCACTCACATCTGTTGATATAATATCAAAAGATACAACATAACCTCTCACCTGACCAACTACAACTCCACTGCTATTTTTAACATCTTGTGTAATTAAATCACCTATTTTTGCAGGGGTTGGACTGTCAAAAGAACTTAAGTATAAAGATGATACTGAAGAATATTGAGATTGAGTAAAAACTTGTGTAGATCCAATAGAAGTTGGATTCTTAACAATTCCAATCTGAGCAAATTTAGTATCAATTGGAAAATCTTTAGTGGAGTCATCAAATCGAGCATAAACTAAAACTCTATCAGCACCCAATTCTTTGTAAATATCAGAACCATGACCCTTTGATGGAGGTATAATTGGAATTAATTTAGCATTAGGGTTAGTTGGTTGTAAGTCAGTTAAATCAACCATACCATAAGTATAACCCTTTCCACCTACGGAAACTTTTACATCACTAATTTTTGCATCAGTTCCAACTTCAACAATTACCTTTCCACCACTACCATCACCAACAATGTTTACCTCTTGACCACCAGCACCTGCATTGCTATATGAAGTGCCCCCATCCTCAACAAATATTTTCTTTATTTGGTTATTACTAATATCAGCATTTCCATTATCTCTGACGTTTGCTATGTTAGCATCATTTGTTGTTGTCCAATCATTAGGTAATGGAATAAATTCTGTAGCATCAAATTTTATAATATCACTTGGAGGGACTGTGAATAGATACTTCCAAAGATAACCATCATCAGTAGCACCAGTGGCTCTAAATGGTTCTAATCCAGTTAGAGTTGGTTCATTTAAGGATGGATTACCAGTAGTATTAATTCCTGAAGAACCATTATCAATGCATATATAAACATTAAAATCTTTATTGATTACATAAAAATCTGTGTCATATAATCTTGCTGTCTGACCATTTGGAGTTCTGTTAGATGCACTATAATCATGACGATACATGTCATAAATCGTGTCCTTTGTCCAACTTATTTTTCGAACAACTCTTCTTACGTTATCAGAAGTAATTTTCTTTCCAAACACCATTGTGTCTTTGGAATGGTTTAAGTAGTTAAAATTATCAACAGGAACTTTTCTAGTTGTTTGATCATTCCATTCTGCATCATTTGCATTTCTACCAAAGGCACTGGACGATCTAACTGCAGCAGATGGGTTTGACAATCCAACAAAAACATAGTATGAATTTGAGGAATTATTTACATCTCCTAAAAAATTACCCGCGTTATTAATTCTAAACTGATCTGTTACAATTGCCGACATTTTTTATATTCTATAGTTTTTTTCTTATATTTATACTAGTTTAGGCACCAGTCCTATCTATTAGAGCACCAGTGTCTCTAATACCAGAATTTCTTCTTTGTATTCTTGGGAAAGTTGTTAAACCTGAATTAACAGTCTTACCTGAAATAGTAACTGAAATTGGGTTTGTAGTTGACCTAACACCACCAGTAAGTTTACCCCAAGAAAACTTACCAGATATACCACTAGTCGAAATACCAGTAAGTGATGTGTCAGTTTTTACACCAGCAACAAATTCAGCAGTATTAGATGTTGTACTGTAAGAGCTGATTAAATATATGTTATCAAAGAATGATGTACCAATTCCTACAGGAGCACCTGAAGAGGTAACTACTGAAGTAACACCCACACCAACTGCAGTATCAAATATGTAAATTGGATCTCCATTTCCCAACCCACTAAATGTTCCAGATTCCTTTTCTAAGAAGAATTTGATAGTCGAACTACTCAAAACATTTATTGCTGTAACAATACCTGAGAATCCACTTGAACCAGTAAATCCAGTAATTATCTCTGATGGTCTAATAGGAGTTGGTGCGACTACATTTGGAACAGCAGTTGTTGTATATCCAAAACCAGGATTTATAATTGATACGGAAGTTATAATACCACTTGTAATGTTGGCATTTGCTGTGGCAAAGATAGTAGATCCTATTCCTAATGTAATTAAATCAGGTGCTGTCAAAGCAACTCCAGTATTGGATATTGGAGAAGCAATTGATAATGCAGTGCTAGAACCCACATATCCTTTTCCACCGTCATTAATAGTGATAGATTGAATTGTTCCACCAGCAGAAACAACTGCAGTTAAATCTGCTGCTTTAGGTTCTACGGATTCGTCAAATACAATTGTTCCAATTTTATTTGGATTCTCATAGAAGAATAAATTTGTTAATGAGTTTGTTCCAACTCCGACATTATCAATGTAAAGTGTGCTATCACCAGATCCAAGATCTTTAATTATTCTTGCTTCTGGGAATACAAGTGGTTCAATCGAAGGTCTCACTTTTGTTATTAACTCACCATTTATAAACTTATCTGCTTTTTGCTTGATCCATCTAAAGGATTTTAAATTGTTAGAATCTATACCTTGATCAAAGTATACTGGAGTTTCAATTAAATCTGATGTTGTAATACCAGATACAACTCTAACATCCTGATCAAAACCAGGATTATTATTATTTTTGAGTAATTGGAACTCATCACCAACTTTTATTGATTCAGTTACATCTACGAATGTAACATCAACATTATTTGTTCCTTTATAGAAGAATATTGATACATTATCGTTTATATCAGGTGCTTCTGTAAATTCAAAAGAGGTTCCCCCATTAAATATGTAAGCATCACCAGGATCTTGTATAACACCATTAATGAATATTAACAATAATGATTTCATATCAATTTGAGAAGATTTTGCACGTTCAAATGATACTAACTCACCATTGAAGTTTAATGGGAATCTCTTTCTAGTTCCGTCTTGTAAAGGTTTGATTGAATCGATGTAATCAAACTCCCCAACATTCCAAGAACAGAAGGAATCTGTAAACACTTCATTGACTGTAAATTCAACTTCAGTTATCGGTGATGTGAGTGATTTATCTGTAACTAATCCTACTGGTTTAAATACATCTCCCTTTCTAAATCCATAACCAGACCTTGTAATATCAAATGACTTAACTTCAAATAATGTAGAACCAATACCAGTAGTATTACTTCCCCCCACATCAATATTTAAAAGCAATCCTGTTCCTGTATCTGTTGTAGCACCAACACCCACTCTTGATACTCCTGTTACTGGTAAGTTTTCATATCTAGGGACAGGTGCTTCTACTCTAGGATTTACATATCCACTTCCACCTTCAACGACACTGAATATCAATGTTCCACCTATACCAACTGTTGCAGTAACTGTGGCACCAGTTCCAACAGTGTCAGCAATACCAATACGAATTATTCCATCTCCTGTAGTGCTGATTCCAGAACGATATCCAGATCCATGAAAGTCTCTTGTTCCGATTCCCACTGATGTAATTGATCCACCTGCACCAAGAACAGCTGTGACTGATGCTCCTGCTAAAGGTGCAATTCCTAATCCACCACTAAATCCAATTGATATAATCTGTCCTGATCTTGGTAATTGATTTTGATTTACATCTGATTCACTAATAATTTGAGTTCCGTTAGATGAAGTAATACCACTAAACACAAAACTTGTTACTCCAACTGACTCTGAAAACTCATAGTTATTAACAGGGTTTTTATCTGTTGTTGGTGGTTGGAATATACCATTAATTGTTACAAAAGCACTTCCAGTCGTAATTCCAGTAGTGTTGACTCCAGATATTGTTGTGGTAAATGTTTGACCAATACCTGTAAATTCATTTGAAATGTCATCAAAAATCGCATTTGAATTATAATCTTGTCTCAAATAAACTCTTCCACTAAAGTTAGATCTACCACGATCTCTATTTGAATCATCTTTTTCTAAAATATTATTCCCTCTAGGTGGATCTACAAAGAATATCTCTTCACCAACTATGTTATAACCACCCTTAAACAATCTGACTGAACTAGTATCGGTATGAATAGAAGATGAAGAACCAACAATTCCTCTACTTACATCTACTAAATTTAAAGATCCAGTATTTGAAATAGGACCAACATTTGTAGTTCCAAATCCAACATTATTTACTTTTAAAAACTCATTATCTACTTTTAATAAATCTCCTACAACAATAGAAGTTATTCCTGTTAAAGATACAATTGAAGTTGATACAGAAACTTGTCCACTAACATTACCCGATAAAGTTGTTGTTATAGGTGTAAATGATATTGGAGATTGAATTACATCATCAATAGTAATTAATGATTTTTCATTTTTCTTGAACATCTCCAATCTATGCCTATTTCCAGATCCAGCACTATTAAAGGTTATTGCAGCCCCTGCTTTAGTTGTTGATAATTGAAATACTTTTGAATTAACAGTTCCAGATGGATGAACAACATAAACTTCACTTGGTAAAGGATTACCATTTGACATAATCAAAGATGAGAATCCAACACTTGAAGTACCAGGTGTATAAATTAATCTTTCATTCTTATTAAAGAAGTTATTTTCAATTGTAAATTCTCCTGTTGCTAGATTTACATTGGTTGCAGGGTTAAAGAAATTAGCAAATATTGGATTATTATTGTTCTTTAACTTAAAGTTCAATCCATTTGATCTAGAAGAGTTTAAAGCATCATATTGTAGAAGAGATATCTCATCAAAACTCTTACCATAATTTAAAGTTGGTGTTGAGTTAATTACATCTAATTTAGTATTAAGAATCTCATTGAAAGATTGAACTAATAAATTACCAACACCAATATAATTAGAATCTGGATGAAATTTTAAATTTAAATTAGATCCACTATATTCTGAGGAGAATGTTCCAATTCCTAAATCATCACCTATGGTCATGAATGGGTATTGTGTAATGAAGGTATTTTCACCATCATGACCCATAAGAATTTGATGTAAAGCACTGGTATTTCCAATTGATACTCTTACTATACTCTTAATTGAAGTATCTTTTGCTGTAGTAAATCCTGCTATGACTGCGGTTGAAGCAATACTGACAAAATTGGATTCAAATCTACCAGAGTTTTCAAACCCATCTGCTTGTGAACTATTTTTGAATCTATGAGTTCCAATTCCAACTGCTGTAGTACCAAAACCAACAACTTTTGATCTAACAAGAACTTGATTTGACCTATCATTTTCAAAATTTAAAGATAAGATACTTGAATCTAAATTTGTAGTAAAAGTTCCTATGGAATTAGTCGTGTTTGTTTCTAAGGAGTAATTTGATATATAAGAATTTGTTCCATCATGTGTCGCATAAATTTCAACAACATTATTCTCATTTGATACTGAATCATTAACTTCAACTGTAGCAAAATAAGAATCTATATTAGCAATATTTGAAGATATTAATGTAGAAGTTGTAGATGCAGAAACATTTTGATTTACTCCATGTAAATCAACAAATCCTATAGAAGAATTTCCAGCACCAACTCCTGCTAAGAATGATTGTTGTAAAATTTTAACATCTAAATCTGAGTTAAAAGGATCAACAGGAGTAAATGTTAACTTATAACTACCACCAGAACCATTTTCTCCTAAAATATCAACTATCTTTGCTTCATCATTAATTGATCCTTTTTGTATAGTAAATATGTTACCCTTTACAAAATCTACTGATGTAAGTAACTCTGTTAATTGAAAAGTATTTGTTGTGGTTCCAATTCCAGCAGCAACAGATGGAACTCTCGTTTGTACTAAAAATCTATTAAAGGAATTAGTAAGACTTATAAAACCATCACTTGCTGCATTATTTGTGGCATTTTTAAATAAACTTTTTATATTGTCTATTTGTAGAACTCTATTTGTTGAACACTCAAAGAAGTTTGAAAGTAATTTAGTGTCAAAAGAGACAAATCTAGATCTTAATGGATTTGATAATGTATCAACATCTTTTGCTAAGTCAAAATTATCAATCGCATCAACTCTATTTTCAGATGATAAATCTCTGATAATTGTGGATGAATCAACAGTAGATGTTGAACCAACTCCAACTGATGTTGAAATTCCTAAATCTGCGAAATTTTTAAGACCTGTGGTGTGTAATAGTTTATTTACAGGACTTACTAATGTTTGATATTCAATCGGACTTTGTATTGTATATGATAATGTTTGATAATAATCATTATCAGGAATTACTTGATAATCTTGATTCAACTTACCAGTATCATTAGACCACCCAATAACTCTATCTGATGCAAAATCAACTTTAAACTGTCCTTCATTTTTGAATATACTATTAACAGTTGCGACTGATCCAGAAGATTTACCTTTTATTTTATCATTTTCCTGTAAATTAAAATTACCTTGAATCTTAATGTAATTGTTAGTTATTCTATCTAAGTTAATACCTACATTATTAAATACAGACCCATCTCTAGATACTAAAAGTATTTCTCCTGGTATAAATTCAGATTGTGCAGTAATTATTGTAAATTTAGGATAATCTTTAAAATTGATTGCTCCAGCAAAAGATTGAATTGTTTTTGCTAATCCTGGATTTGTTACTAATGGACTTGTACCGCCTCCATGAATATTAAATTCTAATATAAATGGATTTGGATTTAAACCACTACCAACTATTTTTTCTACAGGATAGAAATTAAATTTATTAGTTGGTGAATTAAAACTATCTCCATATTCATTTTCTATACCCTCTACAAAAATCGTATCTCCCACTGCGAAAGGAGCAGTTGTGAATCCTATGATTGGTGTTGCTAAAGTTACAGTAACTATACCACTAATAACGTCAGTGATAATTGTAGATCCTATCGTCACGTTTGTAATCGGTATTGCACTTGAATTATCTTTAGTAAATAATTTGCAATTACCAATTCCTCGTGGAGTATTAATTATATCAATACTATTAATGGATTGTGATGCTTGACCAATGTTTGCAACTAGAGAACCACTATCTACAATTTGTTTTGTTTCAACATCCTGTAAAACTAAATTTGGAGGGACTGTATAATTTGTACCACCATTTTTAATATTGATCGCTACTATTTCATCTGAGTTTTTTGTACTGACAACTGGTGATAACCTTGCTATAGGACTTAAAGTTTTATCAGATGCATATTCAAACCCAATATTTAAAATATCAGTATTTTCAATCTTATTGCTAGTGGTTGATGATGGTAATAATTTGGCATTTATCCCCTGAGTAGAAGCAACACTAACAAATTTTGGTAAAGATTTATATCCAGATCCTCCAGATATTAAATTAACTTTATTAATAGAACCATTATCAGTTCTCGATGTTGTAGTATACTTTAATATGGTGGTATTTAATGTTTGATAAGATAATGTTTCTGGTTTTGACTTTAATCTTATATCAAAATCAGTAGTGCCCACACTTACAACAGAATAATCTTTGTTATAATCACTATCCATATATGAAATTTTAGATCCGTTCAAAACATCAATGTCTGACGTACTAATGAATCCAGATTTCTCAACATTATAAAATAAATTTAAAGGATTATCAATTGAGTAATTTAAAGTTAAAGTAGCTGTTGATGTTACTCCAATGGTTCCTGAAGTAGAAACTGTGTTTACAGTTGTTTTACCTGTAGAAACAAAATCATTATTGAAATTTTCGTCTTGATATATTTTAAAATCAAAATCAGATAATGAAGAATCTGATATGTCAAATACTAAATTATTATCTCTAATTATGTTTATAGGTGGATTAATTAATGATAACTGATGTTCAGAACCTCCAATTGATACAATACTTACAATATTGGGTGGAATTTGTTTTGCATCATAGAGTGTTTCTGCCAATTTTATGGTATCATCATCTATTCTATAGATAAAATATCCACCAGTTTCAAGTCCAGAGGCGATAGTATCAGTTGAATCATAATATACCTTATCTCCAGTTTTAAATTCATGAGAGTTTAAAGTTATTGTATTATTAGTTGTATTGATTCTTGCTGAAGTAAATCCTACCTGATTTATAAGTAAACTATCAGTTAAATGATTATATTTAATTCTAACTTTAGTAGAGGTTCCAATACCTACAGATTGATTGGAAGTAATATCTAAAGTAACTATATCTCCTACAGATAAATTATGTGAAGTTGTTAATGTTACTTTTGAATTTATTCTTTCTACATTTCCCGTAATTTTATTAAAATTAGATTCGAATCTATATTTGAAATAATCATCACCATTAGTTCTAAAGAATAAACCATTAGTCGAAGTAATTAAACCAACTTGAGTTACTATTCCAATATAGTTTGGAGATTTATTAATTGCAAATAAATTTTGACTTGTTCCTGTAGATGGTAGGTTAAATGATTGATTCGCTGCTCCATCTCTTGATACCTCAAGAACGCTATTTCCATCTGTCTCAAATGTTATTTCTTGACCAGTCTTAAATGGATGATTTGGTAAGTAAATACTTTGTGCTGGAACTGATACAACACTTGTAGTATCACCAACAGAAACATTAATTGCTGACGTAATACCAACTGTTGTTGCGATACCAACAGCTTGTTTAGGGTTAAAGTATACTATATCATCTACTTTTGAATTTAAAAAATTAGAGTTAAATGATATATCAAAGAAACTAGGAATTAATTTAACTTCAGATGAGAGTGTATGTGCTGTTCCAGTAACACCTCTTTCAACTCTCAACACATTTCTGTCATCAAATTTATTTAAAACTAATAATTTTTCAGTTCCAATCCCAATACTACTTCCTACAGAAATTACATCTGTTGTTTTGTATACAAATATATCAGTAACAATTCCTGCAACTGCATTTGAAGGTAATTCTTTGTATAGAATAGTACTCTCAGTCGAAATTGCAGATATATTATGATTACCAATTAGAGAGACACCAGATACTGATTTAATATCTGTTGATAATCCAGATATTTCAAGATTATTTCCAACCGCTAACTGATGAGTATCTGAGACAAATACTGAAATTGTGCTTGGATCTTTTCTTATGAATGTGAGATTTTCAAGTTTTTCATAAGATGTTGTAATATCTGATATTGGTTTTCCTTCCAATTTACTTACAAAAGCACCAACACCCTCACCATTTGTATTACTATTATCAAATAATACATTATCATTTACTTTATATCCCTCACCAGATTTTAAAATATCTAACGAATCAATAGAACCTTGACTTACGGATGTAACTCTTGTTGTTTGTGATAATATTTTATTTGATTCAATAATGAAATCATTATTTGCAAATGGATCTGATAATTTATATGGGAATGTATTTCTAACTAATTTTGAATTATTAAAATTAAACGATTGATTTATTGTTAAGAGAGGATCTAAAACATCTGGAATTGATCTATAAGTGTTTCCAATAAAGTAAGGAAATTCTGGTTCTTTTGTTATGGTATTAATACCAGCAAAATAAGCATAAACACCGTTTGGATATTCTGGAGTTCTACAATACCTTCCATTATGTTCATCTAAATCAGTAGAATCTGTGGGTAAATATGAATAATCTTCAACAAAGAATCCTAGATCAAAGGGTAAATCACTCCTATCCTCTATATTTGTTTTTATAGAATATCCTGTCTTTAATATTTTTATTGCAGATGAGTTATCAAGTGGATCACTGTAACCAAACGGACCATAAATTGGATTTCCATCATATGCCCATCCTATAATTGGTGAGTGACTATTTGATATTTGACCATAACTAGATTCTCCAATCGCAGTAGAGTAACCAACTGCTGTGAACTTAAGTTCATTATTAGTTGGTAATAATGCAAAATTAGAATATCTTTCCTTATATGGTCTTGAAGTCTGAATATTGTTTATACTTAATTTTTTAACAGAACTATTAAATACTGCATTTTTCCCTCTAGCGACTATATTAATTCTTGTATTGTCAAAAGTATAATTCGTTCCAGAATTTAAGATAATAACATCAATTATTTTTAAGAATGTAGATGAATTTTCATCTCTATCAATCACTGCTCTTAAACTTGCACCAGTTCCATCCCCAATAACAACTAAATCTGGGGTTGAATGATATTCGTCACCACCATCTTGAATATTGACGTTACTTAACTTACCATCTGAAATAATAGGGACTATTGATGGAGTTATGTTTTTACCTGGTCTTGACAATCCATTTTTAATTAAAATGTTTGGTTTGTTTTCATAGTTAATAATATCTGTTGATCCATAACCACTACCTTTTCTATACAAAGATGCATTTACGATTTGACCTTGTATGACTGGTGTTAAATTAATCTTATCAGAAGTTGAAACAGAATACGTTGCATTTATAGTTAATTCAACATCTGGATATTTAAACAACTGATATCCAGTTCCAGTTGTTTTAAAATCAACATGATTTTTTCTAATAAAATTAGTATTATCAGTGCCAGCAACACCAGCGTTAGCAACTCTAAAATTATCATTATCAATTTTGATAATATTATATTGATTTGCGGTGGATAGTCCTGATATATTTTGAGGTGAAGTTGTACCTAAACCTACAAATGGTGAGTAAGAAACCAATTCACCATCCGAGAATCCATGATTTTTAAATGTAACTATCGATTTGTATGTAGATATGCCGAGAGATGAATCAACAAATACTTTTCTACTTAGATAAGGTCTTCCTGATTTTACGACTCTAACACTAGATAAACTATTTTTAGCATCTTTTAACTTAAATTTGTGTATTCCACTCTTAGCAACATCTGTAAATCCTATGGTATTAATTCCTGTAGTATAGTCTACTTCATTTCTGTAAAGTCGAATGGTTGATAATCCAACTACCTCTGGCCAATATTGCTGTCCATCAATTAAACTTTCAAAATTAGCTAAGTTACTACCTTTAAAAGTTCCTATTCCTAACTGTGTATTCTTATTTTTATCATAAACTAAAATTTGACCACTTACCAAATTATGAGGTTTGAAGAATGTAATTGTTTCTGAGAACGTATCAATACCTCCTCCAAAGGCACTGGTAACTCCACTAAATTCTAAAACTCTATTTCTTCTACGAAGAACTGGTTGAAGAACTGCTTCTCCACTATTACCTCCAGTCAATTGAATTGAGATTACATCTTCTATATCAAAATTTTGTGGATCAACTTGTATCTCTTTTATATCTCCACTTAATTCAGGACTAACTAATGCTTGTGTTGATGATGTAGATACTGATCCAACTTCGATAACAGGTGGATTGATTATATCATAATCTGTTCCAAATCCAATTACTGAAAAGTTTTCAATCGATCCATAAAAAATACTATCAGTTGATTTTCCATTTTCAATTTCAACACCATCAATCAACATTCCAACAGGTCCAGGAATTGTTTCCACATTTTTACCTAAATTCTCAGCAACATTTACTGGATACTTTTTAAGTAATTTTTGAGGTGCTACAAACTTATTATATTGATTTGCAAGAGTGAATCTATGGAAGGTACTAGTATCAGTAGGAACACCAAATTCAATAAAATCATTAGCTTCAATAAAAGCTGGTGATTTGAACAGTTTAATTTTATTGAAACCTACTGTTCTAATAAAATACAGACCAGCAGTAAGTCCTACCAATGGTTCTGCTTCTGGTTCATAATATACTTGATCTCCTGTTACAAAAGGAATATCAGATACACTAAATGAAATCGTTGAGTATTTGTTATCTAAACTATTAAAGTCTTGAATTGTAGTGTTCTCAATTACGTTTGGTATACTAACTGTAGAGGTTGTTTTACCAACTCCAGATGAAGGAAGAGAATTACTTGCCACATATAGACTTTCATCTGATTCATTATACACATTCTGAACATCTGCAGTAAGTGTATTATTTCCATACTTTAATATATCAGCAGAACTGGAAGTTTTTCTTATTACCCTTCTAATTGCATATCTTTTTGAAGAACTAAATTCAAATGATGGTACTATTGTTATCTTATTTTGTGTTATAACTAAACTTTCAATCACCGATTCTTGAACAACGGTTCCCAAAGAAAAAGGACTACTCTTCTTTTCTAAAATTTGAATCGAATCACCAACTCTTAAACTTGATTTATCTATCTTAGATTTTAATTGAATCGAACTTTGTGTTCCGCTAATTGAATCTACAATATCATAATTTGAAGATGTATTATAAATCCATGAGTTTGCAAATATTTCTTTTTGAGATTTGTTCGTATTTGGATTTTCAATTATTTCACCAATGCTTTTAATCTGAATAGTTTCATTTTCTAATGATAATCTATTATTTTCAGATGATACAAATTCACTTAATACACCCGTAATTCTTAATTCAACTTTTTTTGTTAAATCTCCATTCTCATATCCAAAAATATTATCATCAGCAATAACATCATCACCCAAATTAATTTGGTTTGAGATACCTGTACAACTTAAAAACTGATTAATAGTCTTGTCAGTGTAAACAATATTTGTGTTTATACCTGAAATGATTTTTCCAGTAGTTCCAAAACCAACAGTTGAATCCACGGTTATAACTGAAGAACCAATTGAAACATCAGTTATAGTCTTTGTTTTTCCTGTTACATCAAAATTTCCAGTTATAAATTCTTCTTCATCAAATCCAACAAAGAGATCTAAAATAAAATAATCTTTGATTGTAGATATTCCAGAAATACCTGTTAATATTTCAACTTCGGATACAGATGCAGTAGAGGTTGTATCTGTTGATCTACTAATAGTTTGACCTTTTAAATTTAAAGGTTCTCCTTTTAATTTTTCTGCTACTATTCTTTTTCTTCTTACATATTTTGCAGAAGATGGTTTGATTAAATATTCCTCTAGATCAATTATCTTTGGATCTACATCATACAAAGCATTAAATAAAATTCGAAAAGACTCTTCTGTTCCTTTTGATTCGTAAAATGTTCTAGCTTCTTTTATAAAATTATTTACATCTAAGTTTGAAACAAAATTTGTATTTTCTAAACCAGGTGTAAAGGTATTTTTTATCTTTTTATAAAACTCTTGTAAAAATAATGAACTTAAATTATCTACATTTACACCCTTTGAGTGCTCTTGTGCTGTTGATGTAGAGAATACTAATTCTGATGGGTTATTAATATCCCTATAAGTTGTAATTCCACTAAATCCACGTTGACACCCTGTAAAGGTATTTGTAGTCATACCAGTGTATGTGATGACTTCACTACCAATTTTTAATAGTCCATATTGTTTTGGAAACCCTTTTGTGTTTGGTGAAATATTAATTACTGAATCTGTCGATGAAATTGATACATCAAGAGTAACTGAACCCTTTAATGTTTCAGGTGTTAAGTTATCTAACTTTAAATATTGATCTAGATTATCTGTAAGGTCAATCGGACCTCCAGTATACTCTTGAGAGATATAATATTGCTTTAAAAAATCAACTGATTTTGGACTTTCTGATAAAATAAACTCAGGAAGTTGATTTTCAATTATTTGTTGAACTTTAATTCTTGTATCAATACCAGTACTTATCATACTATCCTCGTATTAAGTCTCCATTTGTATAACTTGATGTAACTTTATAACCAACACCAGATATTTGATCTCCAGATGAAATGGTGTCTTTAACCATATTTATTGAACTACTTTCAATGTTAAATTTCAAGTATAAATCTTCAAGACCTATGACATCATTAGATTCTGGGAATGCTTGTATCTCAATAATGTTATTTGGTTTATCAGTCGAAGTAATATTAATTGTAGTTAAATTTATTTCTCCTTTGATGTAATCAACTGTCCCTGCGTTCTCAACAATAATTATCTTTTGACCATCAACAATATCTTTCTTAACAATTGATACGATTCCTGTTTGTTTGTCCGCATTTGGAGTATCTGTTAAAAATACTGTCTCTGATACGCCAGAAATTTTAAATCCAGTGCTCTTAATATTTAATCCTTCACTTTTAACATTAAACTGATTACCAAAACAAATTTCATACTGTGCAAATTGATTTAAAAGAGCATTTAAGTTTCTTCGAATTCGAATTCTTGTAATATTTGATGTTATTGAATCCTCAATGTTATCAATTACACTTAAAATCTTACTATACTTAAATCGACCACCAAATTTATTCACATCAGTTGATCTAGAATAGGTAGTCAAACCGTTAGTTACTCTTGTTTTTAATTCATTGACAGATTTAACTCTTGAGGAGTCATAATAGATAAATGATTCTAATTCAATATGAAGAACTTTCAAATCAACAATTTTTTGATTGATTCCTGTAAGACTATAATTCTTTAAATCTGATAATATTTGAGTCTTATCAAAATCTGATACAAAGTCACCATTTTTTGGTTTGATTGTAATAAAAACAGTTCCAAATTGTGGTGGATCAATTTCTTCACCTCCAACCACAGAAACACTCTCAGTATTTGGATAAATTTGTTGAATTATCGCTTCGTAATCCCTTGCTGTAACCGCCCTGTACTGTGATGAATAAAGTCGAGGAGCAAAATACTTAATCGAGTCCACAGACTCTATATCACCCCCATTAGAGGCAGCAGAGACCACAGATATAGTGGGTGTGCTTGTTAATGTTGATGTTGATCCTGAATCATTTTCAATATTTCCAGCATATGAGAAAAATGCAGGACCGTTTCCTTCTCTTCCATCGGTTACAAGATAAGTTACGTTAATTGTTTTTCCATTTTCAATCTTTCGACCAAATATACCATCTCCAAATAAAAGTTCATACTTTTCATCTTGAACTTCCTGAATTAAAAAGGTTGGTGAGTTTGAATCAATATTTAAAATATTATCAACCTGTGTGAATAGAGTTCCTTTATCTGCACCACTTGGGTCATCCTTTACATATACAACAATTGTAGAAGTATCAATCGAAGGATTGTCTAAAATGAATCTTTGATCAAGTGATCCATCAACTGTAAAACTTTTACGAATTAAAGTTCCTTGAAAAACCTCAATTGAATTGAAAGATGCTGTATATCCAGTCCGACTACCTCCTCCATCAAATTGAGGTATGACAGTCGTTGTTATATCTTCTGGAACTGAGAAAGTATATGTAATATCATTACTGCTACCAATACAAACTAGACCTGCCTTCAAGGTCACCGTAGACACCTCTGTGGTATCGTTTGAATCTATATCAAAAGATATAGTTGCCTTTGCTGCACTCTTAGATCTTGGAACATATCCAATGTTTCGAGCAAGTGAAACAACGTTTTCTCGAACTGTTGCAGAGTCAAGAAAGGACTCATTTACAACCATGTTTGAGTTAAACGCAGTAATATAAGTATTATACGCAAGAGTATCAATTAAGACTGAAAAATTCGACCCTTCAAAGTCAAAATCAGTAAAATCTGAGTTCGTACGAAGATAATCCTTTATTGAGGTCTTTATCTGGTCAAAATCTAAGTTTGTAAATTTGGTAAATGGCATATTATCTTGTGGCTTCTAATATGAACTGGAATGCTTGTCTAGGAAACTGTTGCCCAATAATGTCAAAGAAGATATTTACTTCAAATTCGTTGTCATCTGGTCGAGGAATCACTTCGATATCCAAATTATCGATTCGAGGTTCAAAGTTTTCAATCGTTGTAGTGATTTGTCTCTCAATTACTGATGCAGTACCAAAATCACAGAAGTCAAATAGACTTGAACGAATGTCTGTACCTAGATTTGGGTTAAAAAACCTCTCTCTGGGAATAGTTTCCACCAAATTCCTTACAGATCTCTTGATCGCATTTGCATTTTTGAGAATTGTGAGGTCTTTTGTGACTGGATGTGGTTTAAATGATAAATTAATATCCTTAAATGACCTAGATATCCTAGTTTTCATTCAATTTAGTAAACAGTTTGCTAGATTTATTTATACCTGCAGTAATAATTCTTTATTTATACTCTAAACCATAAAAAAATCGCCAAATAAGGCGATTTTTAACTTATTTAACCGAGTTCTGTTTCATTTTTTCGTTCTTTTGCCGTTTTCCAGAAATAATTCTCTTCAGATCCGAGTCCATCGCGGTCATGACCGTTCTCAACTTGGTAATAAACAGTCGAAACCTTAAAATCGGGCACTTTTGGTGTCTCAGGAGTGATACTGTTATCATAAATTCTCATTCTGTTGTTTGGATAGAGGCAAAATTGACCATTATCGAGTTCAAGAAGGTTATGAGACTTATGTTCAGCAGGTTGTTCGCTTGTTGAGTAGTCAATTCCATCGATACTTTCATGATAATTGTCCAAAGTGCAGATATAAGTGCCAGTTTGGTTGCCATAATCTCTTGTCATGACCTCATAATGCATACTTCCGATGAATTGTTTCTGTACTGCAACGACTCCATAGTCCATACA